CCCATAGATTTAAGCTGCGCTAATTGTTGTTCTGGTAAAGGCGAACTGCAGTCCCAAGGATTTGTAGATTTGTCTAGCGGTATGCCGATAATGTCTTTTTTTAAATCTTTATTCCATTTCATCTTTTATAATTTTATAAGTATTTTTTATTCCTTCTTTTAATCCTATAGTTTTTATAGGCAGCTCGTTTTGAGAACCTATATAACTTTGATAATTAAATCTGTTATTGTCAATTTTTACTTTTTTATCGGATAAAGAGTTTATGATGTTAGCTATATCGTACAACGTAACTTTATCTTTGTAGCAGCAGTCTATATCTTTAGAAAGAGTAACCATATTAACATAATACTCAACTAAAGAAATCAGGTCTTTCATATAAATAAAGTCCATAAATTTATTTTCATATATATTTATGTTATTGCCTGAAAGATTGTTTATTATAGAAGCTGTTATAAATCGAGTTTTTAAATCATTTTGGTCAAAGACGCCAAAAATCCTTAAATTATAGAAATTTTCTGTTTCTTTGATGATGCTACTAATAATTTTTTTGCTATATCCATAATAGTATGGATCAAGAGAAAATTCTGCGCCAGATCCAAAGTGTAGTAATTTATTAAATTTATGTTTGTTTTCTTTTAAATTTAAAAACATTTCTACATTAGCCTTAAAGCATTCGAAAGAGTCTTTAAATAATCTATTGCCACCCATAACAGCACAATGTATTACTATATCGTAAGTTTTATCTAAAAAAAATGCTCTGCAATCGCTTTGGTTAGCTAAATTAAAATCTTCTCTACCCACTGCCGTAACAGCGTGATTTTTAGAAAGATATTTTATTAAAGTAGATGCTATGTATCCAGATTTACCAGTTATTAAAATTTTTTTCATTTTGATAAATTAAGGTAACAGGGTTTTTTATTGTCTACAAACTCTAAAAATGTACTCTTCGACAGTTTTTTGGGTTTATATGTTTGTATATTACTTAATTTTGATAAAATATCTAAATCTTCCTCTGCCCAGTGCGAGAAACCTAAATATCCATAATCTTTATCTCTACCACCCCCAACTAG